GATGAATTATGTTCTGGCACGGAGACATCATCTGCCTTATATATTATTAGAGCGGGTTTGGCGTGGTTACATGAGAGAAATGCCTCATTTATTTTTGCTACTCATTTTCATGAATTAACTGATAAAGAAGATATATTGAAATTAGATCGTTTAGTTATGAAACATATGGTAGTTGAATATGATCCTGAAACGGATTCATTAATTTACAATAGGAAATTACAGAATGGATCTGGAACTAGACTGTATGGTTTAGAAGTTTGTAAGTCATTGGCCATGCCTAAAGAGTTTTTAGATATAGCAAACGGATTAAGGTGTTCGGATAATCCTAGTACAAATGTTATTTTATCTAGAAAAACCACCACATATAATTCTAAAAAAACAAAAGGAAATTGCGAAATATGTAATAAGAAAGCCCAAGATATACATCATATGAATCCGCAAAAAATGGCCAATAAAGAGGGATTTATTGGAACATTTCATAAAAATCATAAAGCTAATCTTATGGCAGTCTGTAAAAAATGCCATGACAAATTTACACGCAATGAAACCGTACATCGTCGCGTGAAAACGACACAAGGTTATAAAACTATGGAGATTAATATGTAATGATATATATAATGGTAAATTTCTTTAAAGGCAGTATACTATTTATGGAAAAATACTTTTTACAGATATTACTTATGGTTTTAGTTTTTTGTTTAATTACCATTTATATGGTAACGCACGATATTCATATCCATAATGCGAAACACCATTTAGTAAAAGTAGCAACCGTGGAAGCTTTTGAAAATCCGTTCGCTGAAAGTTTACTTTTTGATCCCAAAACAAATGGAGCAAAAGCGTTTGATGAAACATGTAAAAAGGATCCTTATCAATGTCATGAAATGTGTAATTCTCTTTTAGATTCTGAAACTTGCAATATGTCCAATAGTTGTGTATGGACACATAGTAAACCAGACGAAGCTGATAATACTGAAGAAAAATGCGTGGCTGGTTCCGATTTAGGAGCTACATTCAATGCGGATAAATACGTTAAAACTTTTTTCAAAGGTTTAGAAATTAATATTTAGAAAAATTGATTTATATATTTATTATCTTATATAAATCAAAGAACAATGATTATTCCAGTGAAATGTTTTACATGCGGTAAAGTTTTGGCAGACAAATACATGTTTTATACCAGAGAGGTGAGGAAAATGAAACTAGATAAAGAGCAAGATCCTGATAAAGTAGTTTATTTAACAAAAGATTACGCTGAAAAAACCCCAGAAGGAGTTGTTTTGGATAGTTTAGGACTAACAAGAATATGTTGTCGGAGGCATATGTTGACCCATGTTGATATCGAATAAATATCTTACAAATATATATATGCGTAAAAATAGATTAACTGGTGGAAAAAGAACGTTAAAACACAAAAAATCTCACAAAAGGCATACTCGAGTTAAAAAGAAACGTAGACGAACAAAACATAGGGGTGGTTATTCCGGTACAGGAAATATGATTTTGACACCTGCAACTTTTTCACCTACAAATGCTTACCCGCCAAATGGCGCGGTTCTTGTTCCATCGCCTGGCATTACAAAAGTTGCTACTAGAGGCTCTGAGCAACAATATTATTATGCGAAAAATAATAGAGTTATGAAGGCACCAGAATCAACTAATCCTCAAAAACAATCGGGAGGGAGAAAAAGAAGGCGAACAAAAAAGAGAAAAAGAAAACATAAAAAGCGCAAAAAGCGTAAAACTCGCAAGCGCAAAAAAAGCAGAAAACGTCGAAGACGTCGCCGTTATCGGGGAGGAGGACTTTCTGATGTAATTGAAGCCATTCCTGGTGGCACTGACTTAAGAGATGTTTTTTATAAATCAGGTAATTTGGCCGGAAGTTTATATAGTCAATATAATGGATATGGTCCAACAAATGAACCACCTATGACAAATTATACAGCGGGTCAACCAATTAATAAATCAATATCTTTGACTTCAGGGGATATACCAATGCATCAATATATACAGGATGGATCGTTAGAAGCTTCAAAGTTTAAAGCTGGATATAATTAAATACAAAAGTTATCTTTACTATGTATATAATGAAAAATTTATCTAAAATGTATAATTCATTATGTACGCCTTCTCAATTATATTTAATTTTGTCTGTTATAAGTATTTTAGCATTATTGATGCAGAATTATTCATCGCCAAATACATATACTGTTGGCAGGTATACCGTACCTTTAGAACATCATAATATGTTATTCTTTATATTTAAAGCTATATATGTTTTAATTTGGACTTTTTTACTTAACCAACTTTGCAAATATGGATATGGCGGTATCTCGTGGTTTTTAGTGCTTTTACCGTTTCTTTTAATGTTTGTTATCATAGCATTATTACTATTGGCTAATATGAGATAAGAATATTATTAATATAATAATAATCTTTTCTAGTTAAAAACTCTTTAAAAATATAAACATAAGATATAATAGAATGAGTTTTAATCCTGTCTCATGGAAATTACTGAACCTTTATTTTAAAGATAATCCATCATTTTTAATAAACCATCATCTAGAATCTTATAATGACTTTTTTAAAAATGGATTGTCACAGTTATTAAAAGAAAAAAATCCAATACATTTATTTAAAAATCAAGAACGAATTACAATTGATAAAGAGACAAAATTTGTAGGATATACTTTACCAAATGGAAGAGCACTTCCAATTACATATGATGAAATGAGAGAGTTTTTTTCTGATGAGAATGAAGCTCAATTAGATCAGCGCTGGAAAACTGCTGATGGCATTGGTCCAACAAAAACATTAAATATCGAAGAGTACAAATATAATGCCAAACTTTATATTGGCGGAAGAGAAGGAACTAGAGTTTATTATGGTAAACCTGTAATTTATGATGAAAATGGAGAGAATAAACTAATGTATCCTAATGAAGCAAGATTACGAAATTTTAATTATTCATTCACTATTCATTATGATGTTGAAATTGAATTTACTTTATATATTCCAAAAAATGATGGATCAAATAAACACGTCATCGAAACACAGAATATCACATTGGAAAAAATTTATATGGGCAAATTTCCAATTATGATGCAATCCGATTTATGTATTTTAAAAGGAATGGCACCGCAAGTTAGAAAAAATATGGGAGAAGACCCTAATGACCCGGGTGGTTATTTTATTATTGACGGAAAAGAAAAAGTCATCGTATCTCAAGAAAAATTTGCTGATAATATTCTCTTAATTCAAAAAGATATAAATGATATGGTGTCTTTTTCGGCAAAAATTCGATCCGTTTCGGAAGATGCATCTAAGCCAACAAGAACCCTGGCAGTTAAAATGATAAAAGAACAACCCATGTCTTCAAATGGACAATTGGTTGTTTCTATTCCGAATGTAAGAAAACCCGTCCCCTTATTTATCGTAATGAGAGCATTAGGCGTGATATCAGATAAAAGCATTATTGAACATTGTATATTAGATATGGATAGATATGCACACTATGTAGAAGCTTTAAGGCCATCTGTACACGACGCTGGGTTAGTATTTACACAGCAGGCAGCTTTAAAATACATAGCTTCCCTTACCAAAGGCAAAACGCTAGAACACGCTATGCAAATTTTGATGATTTATTTTTTACCTCATATTGGCGAATTGAATTTTACACAAAAAGCTCTTTATCTAGGATATATTGTTAAAAGAATCCTTTCTGTATCTCACGGAGAAGAAAAACCCACTGATCGAGATAGTTATCTTTATAAAAGAATTGAAATTTCGGGTACTTTAATTTATGATCTTTTCAGAGAATATTACACATTGCAACAAAAAGATATATTTTTACAGATGGATAAGGAATATTTTTATGCTGTTAAGAAAAGCGCTTCAAGTTATCAAAACCGCGATTTTATTCGATTAATTATGGATAATCAGTCTATTATTTTTAGAAATAGAATAACAGAAGCAGGATTTGCTAGAGCATTTAAAGGAGATTGGGGATCTGAGGCCCATACTAAAAAGCCAGGAGTGTTACAAGACTTGAGTAGATTATCATTTTTTTCCACAACAGCACAACTTAGAAAAACAAATACCCCGATCGCAGCAGATGGAGCAAAAGTAGTTGGACCACGTTTAATTAACAGCACACAATGGGGAATTTTGTGCCCCATCCATTCACCCGATGGTGGAAATGTCGGCCTTCATAAACATATTTCCATACTTACAAATATTACAAAAAGAATATCCGGATATCCATTTATTGAGTATCTTAGACAAGAAGGATTTAACATGCAATTATTAGAAGAATGTAAATTAAAATATTTATCAAATGCTAGCAAAATTTTTATAAATGGCGCTTGGGTTGGTGTTACCATAACGCCATTGGAAATGAAAAACCGTCTTATTCTTTACAGGCGTAACGGATTATTTAGTATATATACCAGTATCAGTTGGAATATTAAGAGAAATGAAATACATATTCAAACTGACGCGGGTCGTCCATTGCATCCATTGTTACATGTTGTTGGCGATGAATTAAGCTATGAAAAAGGAGATATTTTAGATAAAATATCCACAGGAGAGTTAAGTTGGAATGAATGTGTATTGGGTACTGCTAAGAAAAAGATAGATGTGAAAATATCAAATGAAAAAATCTACAAAATAACCGATTTATATAGTAAAACAATCGATTTAGTAGACTCTATGGCCATTATTGAATATTTAGATACGCAAGAAATGGAAGGCGTGATGTTGGCATCATATAGTCAGAAAAAAGATACATTCATAAAAAGTAAAATTACACATAAAGAAATACATCCATCCGTAATTTTAAGTATGATGGCTAATCAAGTTATTTTTCCATCTACAAATCCTTATCCTCGTAATGCATTTTCGTGCGGTCAAAGTAAACAAGCTGTTTCAATGTTTCATACAAATTATCAAAATAGATTGGATAAATCGGCAATTTTGCTTAATTATGGACAAACGCCAATTGTTAGAAGTCGATATTATACACCAATTACAAAAAATAAACATCCGTATGGAGTTAACGCTATCGTTGCAATTATGTGTTATACAGGATACAATGTAGAAGACGCTGTTATTATAAATAAATCTGCATTAGACAGAGGGTTATTTAGAACAACTTATTTTAATGTATATGAATCAGAGGAAGAAGAAACAAAGGTTGCAAATAAAGAAATTTCTAGTGAATTTATGGATATTGAGAAAAATGATGTAGTAGGTTTAAAGATGGGATATGATTACAGTCAATTGGATCCAGCATCAGGACTAATTAAAGAAAATTCAGAAGTAAATGATAAAACTATTCTAATTGGCAAAGCAACTAAAAGCATGTCTTCTGATGAGGTTTATATTGATGAATCGGTAGCACCTAAAAAAGGACAATTAGGATATGTTGATAAATCCTTTTTAACAACTACGGAGAACGGTAAAAAATTAGCAAAAATTAGAATACGACATGACCGTATTCCCGCCATAGGGGACAAATTTTGTTCTAGGGCAGGTCAAAAGGGCACTATTGGAATTGTGTTAGAAGAACAAGATATGCCCTATAATGATAAGGGTATTAGACCTGATATTATCGTAAATCCACACGCGCTTCCATCACGCATGACTATTGGTCATTTAGTAGAGGTATTAATAGGTAAAGCGTGTGTTTTGAACGGATCATCGGGAGATTGTACAGCATTCAATAATGTAGGGCCAAAAGAGAAAGAATTCGGGTCTATTTTAACTCAAAATGGATTTCATTCTACTGGAAATGAAATTATGTACAATGGTATGACAGGTGAACAATTGGAAACGGAAATTTATTTTGGACCCACATTTTATTTAAGATTAAAGCATATGGTTAAAGACAAAATTAATTATCGCGCTAGAGGACCGAGAACGGTGCTTACTAGACAAACTGTACAAGGTCGGGCAAATAACGGAGGTTTAAGAATAGGAGAAATGGACAGAGACGCGATATTGGCACACGGAATGACCAATTTTATGTATGAATCAATGATGGAACGTGGAGATAAGTATTATATGGCAATATGCAATCAGAGTGGTACAATTGCGGTTTACAATGAGAGTCGTAATATATTTTTAAGCCCTATGACAGACGGACCGTTACAATTTACCGAGAATTTGGAAGGCGGATTAAATATTGTCCCCGTAAGTAAATATGGAAGAGACTTTTCAATAGTTAAGGTACCATACGCATTTAAACTATTATATCAAGAGTTGCAAGCTATGAATGTTCAGATGAGATTAATAACAGCTAATAATGTTGATGAATTAACAGCTATGAAAGAAAGCAATATCATTAAACTAACCGGATTAAATAACTTGGAAGAAGTAGCCGAAGTGACTAATAAGAAATTGGTAAAAGACAATACAGCTTATAAAGATGTAGAGATGGATAGATCGATTGTTGAGGAGCAGGGACAGGACTCGCCTTTGTTTGAAGATTGGAGTGGTCAAGCATATACAGGCTTTCCGGCAGACCCAACCGTACCTGGCGTATTTTCTGAATATCAAATGCAAAATCCTTTTGATCAAGTGCAAATTTTAATAGACGAAACATACTATTTAGATGGGGATCCTAATAGACCACTTATGGTAACCATGATTGATACAAGTGGTTTTGTAGATGCTTACACAGTTAGAGACTTAAATACTGGAAAATTATTTACAATAGAAAATAAATCACGCCTTAAAAGTAATATTCAACAACCGCCTTCGCCTCCAGTACAAGTCGAAAAACAAAAGGTTAAAATCAAAGGAAGTGATTTAATATGGACAGTTGAACAGGGACCAGACGAAGATGGATTATATGTTTTGAATAACGAGATGGAGGGTCTGGAAATGAAAGATGCCGATGAGATTGAATTTATACAGTCTCCCAAACCAGTAAATTCATTTGTAATTAACGATAAAGTTAAATTTGCAGATACCATTTATACTGTTCAGAGCGTATTCCCAAATAAACTTGTTTTTACAAAAACAACTGAAAATGGCCCAATCACCATTTCCAATGATAACCCTTATATGTTTGAATCTGTTAATGGCGAAGAAATTAAATCAGGTTCACAAATAAGAGTCAATCAACTGGTAAGAGATGACCTTTATACTGTTACATATGTTTTACCCGACGGATCAATGGTTAATATTAATAACGAAGGCCCTAGTCCGGCACTAGTAGTAGATGCCAATTTGCTACGTACTATATCATCGGCGCCATCGCCGGGAATGGAACAGTCACAAAAAGGACAGTC